ATTTGTTTAATGTAATCGAAAGACATTTGATCAAAATCTGAGCCTCCAAAGCCCTCAGCGATATTAACACTTGAAGCTATATTGAGACCAAGAGATTGAGCAATATCTCCTCCATCAGAAGCACACCCGTAAGGCAGCCAGCTATTAATATATCTCGACGCTTTACTAATGATTTTAGGATTTGAATAACCCCAAATATAAGCAGCCCTTGAAGCAGCATCTAACATCCATGACACCGGAGTGGAAATGGACGATAAGATAGGAATACTAGCTAACGCGTTAGTAACAGATGCTCCTAGTTTAAGAGTGCTAGAGATAGGTCTGTCCGAAAACATTTCTGCTGAAAACACGTCTTTCTTAGTACCTCCTTGCTTTTTAATACCTGACTGCGGAATGACGGCTCCATACATCTCAACATCTTCGAAAGATTGGTAGAGAGTGAAAGGAACATTATTAGTGCCAGTAACAAATCTCAAGGGAGCATAGACTACAATGGCCCATGACCCCGGATTACCATCAGGAGAAGGTGTATTAGTATGACAGTATCTATCTGCTGCGAAGGGAATTCTAAGAGAGATGGATGAATCATACGCAAAACTTGCTTTGACATTCATCGTCTGAGTAAATTGCGTTAGAGAGGTAAAGTTTATGGAGTATCTTAGAGTTTCTATAGAACCTATAGTGCCTCCAGAAGGAGTCCAACATAACATCACGCTTCCTGTTTGGAATCGTGTCGCATTTAACTTCAAAGTTAAAACGGTGGTATAGCGCAAGGCATACGTTCCTTCCAACTTCTTTTTATAAATAGGATCTTGTAATGCTGTATGTAAAAACTCTCTTTGGAATAATCCTACCGGAGTAGAAGAGAGAAATTGTCCATCAGCTACAATTTTGGGTCGTGCTAAGAAACTACGAATAGTTTTCTCTGAATTTTCATTGAAAGGTTTGAAAGACCTGGGAACACGCGGAGCTGCCGGCATGACAGTCATGGATTCTTTGGAATCCTCAAAAGTAGTAGTCTCTTCGACTACATTAATCTCATCCTGTTTAGAGATACCAGATTGTGGCACTACAGGGAATAAGTTATAATAATTTAATAAATTAGTCTTGTTTCGCGGGTGCAGGATGCTGTCCAAGAGAAAACAGTCATCTAGATCATTTGATTTCGTAATATTTAGTTGATTCATAATTTGCTTAATTTTAAAAGATGTCTTTCCATCAGCCATGAGCCTCTTTAAAGATGTAGGTTCAAGTTATCTGGGTGTAAATAAGGTATATAACAAACTACAAATAGTAGTCCAAGTGAGCAACCCTAGCTCTCAAATTTCTATAGTTAGTCATTCTTGGAGTATAGTCCAAGTATTCCTGACTAATTCTAACAATATATTCACAGTGTTGTTTAAAAACTTCTTCTTCATGCAAAGATAATTCACGTAGAGCTCCGTCCACGTTACTCTGAGTAATATCCTTAGCTAACAATCCTTTCTTAGTCCAACGAATTGAATTTAATACACTTTCTAATGAAAGAGGTGCTATATACAACATAGTTTCTGAGTTTAAGGTAAATCTACGCTTGAGAAACGAAATGTCCTTAAGATATCTTAAAGGCGTTTCGAATTCTCCTTTAATATCACTAGTATATTTCAAATCCAACTCTTTCATATATTGCTGAATAATTTCTTCATTAAAAATATGTTGAACTTCTTCAGATACAGCACTAGTATTGTCATCTCCGTATACTATAGAATATACGTATGTCATAAATTCTCCCAAGCTAGATACATTATTTCCATTTGCCCTGTACCAGCAATAGCGCAAGGCGAATAGATTATATATAGAATTTACATACACTGTGAGAGGATGACCGGAAGGTAAAGAATTTTGCCATTCATACACAGTTTTGCCGCGTATGTGTTTAGATTGAGTTAATTCGAGCATTAACATCTCTCTAATTTTCTGGTTCTCTTCTGAGTCGGCATACCATTCATTAATGAATTTAACCATAGCCCAATACACTTCTCTTTTTCCTGAAGTGTCAAATCCAGAGAAATCTCCTGCAGAGAAAGACTTAGTATTAACAGGTGCGACTCGCAAGAAATTTATAACTATATGGTGCCAATCAGTACTATATGGATTGACTCCAACTCCTATACTATTCTTGACTTTATTTTCTATCAACCAGTTGAGAAAAGCTCCAAAATATATTCTTACCAAGATGAGATGTTTTAAATCTACACCTGAAAAGAGGCGAGTGGACAAGGATTTAATCTTCTCTACAGGCCTAGTTTCATCCTTGAGGTTATCAGTGAAAATAAACTCACATCTGATACCATTGGACATAGAATTTATATCCTCAAGAATCTCTGATTTTAGAATTTCCCCATGTTCTGTAATACAAAAATCTTCTCCTACTCCAAACCACTTAGCTTTTGAAGTTGGATATCCTTTGGCCTCAAGCACATAAGGATAACCAGGACTAG